GTAAGATTTAGAGCATCATATATAATATCAAAGAAAGTTTCATTATCTCTAAGTCTTTCGGCAATTACATATCCTGTATCTTCAATATCTCCTAGCTCAAGGTTCTGATCTGATGCAATCATTTTAACTACATCAGAGGCATTTTTGTCTTTATAGACATAGGTGTCTTTATACTTTAAATACCTGAGCTGATCATATGCTGTAACTTTTATAATCTGATCTTTGTTCCTTGTCTTATCCCATACGTAACCCAAGAATACATTCTCACCATTCATTTTAAAGCTTACTCGGTTACCTTCTTGAAAATTAATTACATCATCTTTTAAAACATTGAATTCTAATTTTCCGGGAGAGCCTAATCTTTCAGTAGTCCAAGTAATGTCTCCTTCAATTAAAGGTACATATTTTACTCCTTCGTTCTCTATATTTAACTCATACATTAAATCACCTCAATTTTAAAACCTGACCTGGAAAAATTAAATCAGGGTCCTCAATATTGTTTAAAGCAGCTATTTCTTTGTATTTGCTGCCATCTCCTAACTGCTTTTGACAAATGTCCCATAATCTATCACCTAAAATTACCGTATATGATTTTGCTGGCTCTTTTGCAGGTCTTTTTTCTTCAATTACAGCTTTAGGTGTTTCATCAGGAGAAGAAGTTTGCTCTATTTTTATAGTTTGGGTAGTATATCTCTTATATTCTTTCAATTCCAGCGAAACAACAATATCCATTCCATTGCTAGTGTCTTCTATGATACTATAACTTTCTAAACTTACTTCCATACGTGTTATGAATAAAGAATATCCAGCAGGAGTTAGGCTATTTACTTCAAATATAAAAGGTTTTTTTTCTTTTACAAGTCTTTTAAAAAGATCTAAATAATAAAGAGGTTCTTTAAATCCATTTTCATATACGGCAAAAGGATATTTTACCGAAGGAAGTAATACTTCAAAACTTATATCTGTAAGCCCTGGTCCTTTCAAGATATTTATTTCTCCAAGGTTCATTAAATCTACTTTTTTACTCTTAGTATTTATTTTACGTGTAATCTTGGAAGGTGCTACTGGGAGCCTAACGCCATCAATGAAACAACTATACATTATAATCACCCTCCGCTTCACTATCTATTGCTTCTACTAGACGTTCTTCTATTCGTGTTATAATACCATCAACATCAGCTGTTTCTCTTACGTCTCCGAAGCTATTGGATACTTCAAGTTTTACATCCCTAAGCACTGTTCTATCTATTACTTCTCTCTCAGCTATGTCTCTCATATACTTTAAATCTTCCTCAGAAATCTCCATGGTATCACGCATGTCTGTAGTATTGGCTGCTATTTCATCAATTCCTTCGCCTATTCCTTCTGGAAGTTCAAATCCTTCAAAGCCTTGAGGAGCTACTTCTCCTAGTACACCTTTTAAACTAAATTTGGATCCCCAGTCATAACCTTCCTTATAGGCCTCTACATAGTCAACTCCATCAATTCGATAGGCACTTGCATCCAATCTATCTACCTTAATTTCTGCTTCTCCAACTAAATCATCTGTCATATTTTGAAGTTCACTTCTCCACCCAGCAACTGATGCTGCTAGATTAGAACCAAATAGTGTATCTGCTGCACCGGCTATCCCCTCCAATACTCCAAGTATTGCGTCCGCCATATTAGAGAACAATCTAACAATTGAACCTACAGGGTCGTTAAATACATTTTTGAAGAACTCCGCAAAACTTAAAATAAAATTCCACAATGTAATCCCCCAAGTAATAAGAAGGTTTATTACACCTATAAATATATTTAAAACAATAGCTGCTGCCACCATCAAGGCTCCTACTATCATCCCCGTAGCACTAACTGATTCCTCTGCAAACTTATTATAAATAGCTATGCCTGCATAAACCAGACCTATAAATAACATTATGATTATAGCAACTGCAGCTATAGGATTAAGAGCCATAACCGCATTAAAAGCTGCTTGTGCTGCTGTCCATGCCTTAGTAACTAATTCAGCGCCCTTTGTTACTGCTTCAGCACTTTTTGTTACTGCTAGATAAGTTAGTATTGCAGCACCAACACTTAAAATTATTGGCTCTAATATAGACCAGTTACTAGCAAGTAAATTTATAAATTCCAATAGTGGTTGGGATACCATGATTACTTTGTTTATAACAGAAGTAAATATCTGTGCCCAGGTCATAGGCATACTCTCCAAAGCTGCATTAGTTTCATTTGCTGCACCAAACATAGCATTTTTAAAAATATCTGCTGTTATTTGACCTTCCTGTGCCAAATTAATAACTTCTTCAGTACCTATTCCCATATAACCAGCAATCGCTTGAATTATTGTAGGTACTTCGATAAATATACTGCTTAATTCTTCACCACTTAAAACACCTTGAGCCATTGATTGTGTTAATTGACTCATTATGGAATCAATATCTTGTGCTGATGTGCCTGAAATTACAAAATGTTTATTTAGCTGTTCAGTAAAAGCTATTATTTCATCATTACCGCCAAAAGCATCTTTAGCCATCGTTCCCATTTTAGCAACCGCATCAGCCATAGCCAGATATGATCCTCTTGACCTTTCTGCGGATTGGAATATCTTTTTCTGTAATTCTTCAACTGTATTAAACTCGTCTACCATGGATGCAAGACTTGCTTTTGTAGTAGCCATTTGATCGGACAATGCCAAAATATTTTCTACACTAAAATCAAGACCTACTACTCCTGCCATTCCTTTAAAAATATTTAAAAGTCCATCTGCAGCATTTTGACCTTCTTCTATATCTTCATTCAAATCTTGTTGGGCTGCACTAGCATCTATTATGTACTGCTCCATCACATAGAAATTTGATATATTGTTTGATATATTATTATTTACTGTGTTGTATAATCTCGTTGAAGTATTATTTATAGAATTGGATAGCCGCAAATAATTATTATTTGTTTCATTGTACAGCTGCATATAATTACTATTTGTTTCATTGTATAAGCTTATAGAATTATCAACTGTTGCCAAGCTATCACCGCCTTTCATTAAAAAATATTATAAGAAAAGTGTTAGTAATTTTAATTCCATTAAATATTTTTATCTCTTTGTTCTAGATTTGCTATTTATTTTTTTAGCTTCTTTTTTATCGCTTTCAGCTTTAATCTGAATAAAACCTATAATTACAGCCTTTTCTTTTCTATCTAAGTTTAAATATTGGGAGGGGAGCATTTTAAGCTTATGAAAACAATAATAAGCATAATTAGCATCTGCATCCCCTTCCCTTACTAGTTTTTTGCTTCTTCAACCAGTTCTTCCATTCCTACATCAAAGCCATTGATTTCTTGAATGTGTCTTAAAAACTCAGCATATTCTCCCGGAAGTAGCATTTTTTTAAGTAATTCTTCAGATCCCATGGCTTTATAGCTATCTTGCAGAGCTACATCATGTAGATTAGGATATACAGTACAAGCTACACCTAATTTACCTAAGTATTTAGAATAATCTATTTCAGGAACAAAGATGTTCTTTTTGCCTGGTACTGGTACCTTTTTAGTACAAGCCTTTTTTATAGCCTCATCTTCATCACTGGTTATTGGTTTGATTTTCCATTCTATAGGCTTTCCATTCTCCATAAATCTTTTTGACACAACTAATCTAATATCTTCTGCAATTTGAACCTTATCTGCCATAAATGCGCTTAATCCACTCATTAATTATCATCCTTTCATATTTAAAAAATTCATCTTATACTATATACATAAACTTACATACTCTTTAATTGAAAAGGGTCCCAAAAGGAACCCAATTATATTTTCATACCCGGTAAAACTTTAAACTTCTCAGCAATTTCAAAATCCTCGAAAGTAAATTCAAATTCTTCACTAAGATATTCAGCCTCAGCATCAATCTTAGCCAGAATTCCACCATCGATATTACAACCTTTTACAATTACAGTTTGTCTTCCAACCATGCTTGTAGGGTCTTCATTAGTTATATACATATCGAAGTAAAAATCCTGTCCAGTTGTAGCATATCTATATAAAAGTTCTCTAAAAATACTAGTGTTATAATGGAAGGTAGCACTTCCCGTACCTTCCCACCCAGTAGATTTATTTCCTTTTCCAGTCTTACCTAATATAGGTACCTTAACCTTAGTTTTGTTCATTTTTACTTCTATATTAGTAGCCTGCATAAAATTATATCTATTGTCTTCTATAGTTATAAAGCATTCTGCTAAAGAACCACTCATTGCATCCAGTGCATTCATAGTTTCATTCATAATTTATCCCTCCATTTATTCAACTATAGTAGTAACGTAAAGCTTAGTCATAGCTGTTATAGGCTTTATATACTTAGTTACTACTACCGATTTTTTATCATTTCCTGCATCTACAGTTATATCATCAGCTTTAAAATTTTCTATAGCTGATATCTTTTGCATCTCTTTACCTAGCTCTACAATATCATTCCAAAATGCAATTCTACCTGCAGCATTATTCTGCACTTTTCCTAAGTACCTAGTATTGAATATTAGTGCTGTGTCTATAGCATCTTGGTCAAGAGTTCTTATAACCTGATTAGAGTTAAAGTCCTTGCTCTTATCTACAATGAAGGATGTAAATGTATTAATATCATCTAAAACATTTACCTTATCTCCTACTTTATGAAGCATGAGCTTACCTGCTCTTATTCCAGTTTCAAGCTCAGATTGCTTATAGTTTACATCTACAATATACTCACCATCATAGGTCTTGTTAGCTATGGATTTATTAACAGGACAGCCTGCTTCTTGACCTGCTACCCAATAAACTAAATCTGCTTCATTAACACCTTCACCAACAGCTTTATTTTCTAGAGAAATTGTGCCTTCATAATCAGCTGTATTTTTTCTGTATACTACAGTTTGAAATTTAACTCCATGTTCATCTCTCATTCTCTTAGTGAATTGAATAAATAGATCTTTAATTAAATCATCGGTACCGGCATATCCTAAAGTATTAAAGCTAAAAGCTTCTATTTTATCAAGGAATGCACTATAAGAATCACCATCTGCAGCTCCATTGGTTCCACCTGTTAGCGAAATTCCTGCACTAACTGTAGATGCACCAGTACCGCTAAATACAACAAAGTTATTAGCTTGTAATTCTTCAATAGTAGCTACAGTTTGCTCATCAACTTTCTTGCCTTCAAGGTAAGTAATTACATCGAATTTAGTTTCATCATCAATATTAATTTGTACTGCTACTTTAATGTCATTTCCTCTAGTCCCGCCATATTTAGCTGTTATAGTTAAAGGTTCTGCTACTTTACTAGCTTTAGTTCCTCCAGAATTAATTCTATATACATATACAGTTTTAGCACCTTTAAAAATTTCTCTTAAAGGTTTCATTTCTGGAGCTGTATATGCATATCCAAATATATCAAAACTATCTTTTTGCATATTTGTTGATTCAACAGTGATAACTTCATTTTCAGCGCCCCAATTAAGTTCTAGAGGAATTGCAACATAACCTCTGTCACTTAGATTAGCAGAAGCTCTAGTTGCTGAAATAAAGTTAATATACGAACCCGGTAAAATTTTATTTTGAGTTAAAAATGTACCTCCACCTAATGCCATATTACTTCACCTTTCTTTCTTTAAATTTTTTCACTAAATCATCAACTTCAGCTAGTGAATATGTTTTTTCTTCTTCTAGTAGAATATTTAATATATCCTTAGCATAATTAATATTTTTGCTTCTTAAAATTTGTTCTTTTGTGAATAATGTCTTAGAACCTTCACTATTCTTTTTCTTACTCAAATGAATCACCCTTTCGTTTTGCTCAATTGTTCAAATTCTCCCATAAACTCGTGTTTATTAGAAGTTTTTAGTATTTGGAAGTTAAATTCCATAGAAAAACTCAATTCTGCATCGGTTACCTCTAAGCTCATTTTACTGCCTCTCAATAGCACATCATTACTTTCAATGTACTCTAGGCAATTTAAAAGTTTATCTCCTACTTCATCACATTGAGCCAGTTCACTTCCGTTTTTTCTAGGATAAAATTTTATTACAAAGGAATTGTTCTTGTAATATCTTTGTCCTATCTTATGAATCTGAGAAGATTTAACATGCTTAATAAAAAAAGCAGGTAGATTTAAATCCTGCTTAGTTTCTTCCATTTCAGTATAAATAGAATATTCTTCTCCAAATACGGTCTCTAGCTTTTTATTAATACCAACTTTAATATCTTCAATTCTAGTCAGTGTCAAACACCTCCTTAAGATATCTAGCATTACTTTTCTAACTGTAAATACATGCTTCATTTTTATGAATATAGTAATTATCAATCAAGTAGAAAATCTAGCATAGCTTTTGCAGTCTTTATACTTTTTATCTTTTGATCTCTTAAATAAATTTCTGTCAATTTTTCTTTTTGTAATGCATCAATCATGCTTTCATAACATTCTTTATTAATTTTGTTTAATTCCTCTAATGCCATTATTTTAGTTACTAATTCTTCCTTTTCTGTAGCTTTAATCTTTAACTTGTTGATTTGATTCTCTTTGTTTTCTACTATCAGCTTTAATTCTTTATATTCGCTATTTACTTCTGTAAATCGCCATATAGGTACATATTTATCTTTAATAGTAGATTTGTGAATCTCCAATACTTGTTTTGCTACTTCGTTTGTAACTCCTAATTCTAATAATTGCTGTAATGTCATTATTTTATTTCTCCTTTTAAATTTACGCTTTTTTACGTGGGTGTCGTCCACGAAATAAAAAACCCCACCATATTTGGCAGGGAGTTATATAGCTATAATAACTTTTGTATATTTCTTTTTCATACTATCATATTAACATGACTTTTTTGACATTGTAATGACATCTTTTTATTAGATAATCATGTACATTAGATAATAAAAATTCCCTTACTATTTAGTAGAGGATATTTAGATTCAAGAACCTTGTGCAGTTCTTTTTCATATTACCATATTAACACGATTTTTCTGACATTGTAATGACATCTTATTATTAAATTATGATTTAATCTAGATAATAAAAATCCCCGCTATATTTAGCAGGGACATCTAGTTACGATAGCTCTTGTACATTTCTTTTTCATACTATCATACTAACATGATTTTATTGACATTGTAATGACATGTTATTATTAATTTATGTGATTATGCACTGCACTCTTTTAATATACGGTATATTTGTCTTTCTGAATACCCTAGAGTTTCTGCTATATTTTCTACCGACATATTCTCTTTTAATTTTAAATACATTACTTTATATTGTATGCCATCAAACTTTTTAAGCACATTCTCTATTTTCTCCTTATACTCTATTTTTTCTTCTAATATCTCCTTGAAAATGACTAATTTATCTTCTAGCTTTTCCACTCTATCTATAAGTATATCTAAAGGTATATGTACTATATTTTTATTGGATTCCTTTGAATAGTCTATTGCAGTAATATCCTTCGGCCCTTGAATCATAAGTTTTCTAAGATGTTTTATTTCTGCTTCTATAGACTCTATTCTTATTTCTAGTACTTCTATCTCTCTGCACAGGTCTTGATAACTATTAATGCTATTCAATTTATGTCCCCCTTTTCTTTTCTGATAACTCTTATTCTTTTCTCTATACTCATTATTCAACTACATTTTTAATTTATAATTCCATTTCGGAATTAATTCTATTTTAAATTCATTTCGTCTTATAATCAATTCCGTTATAGAATTGATTAGCTAAATTATATCTATAATTCTCAATTTATCTTTTATTATCTTGCAATTATTCTATTTTTGAATTATTATATAGATATATTAATTCTATTTTTGAATTCTAAGAGGTGTTAAAAATGAATGTTCACGAAAAAATAAAAGAAATCCGTAGTAAGAAAGGTTTATCAACTTACCAACTAGCAGAATTAACAGGCATATCACAATCCACAATTAGTAAATTAGAAAACGAAAAAAGAAAGGTCGACATAGAGACACTACAAAAAATAGCTGATGCTTTAGAAATATCTATAGAAGAGTTTTTTAAAGAAGATACAGATAATATAAAGACACTTGGTGATATCAGTAAAGTTGCTAAAGAAAATAAAATAGAGATCTTAGCAGCACATTTTGAGGGTGAAAATTTTACTCAGGATGATTTAGAAGATATTGAAGAATTTATTAAATTTGTTGTTTCTAGAAAGAAAAAATAGACATATTGCCGCAGTCAAAAGGGGGGGGCATCTGAGATGGATTACGAGCAAATGATAATAAACGCTGATGAGAAGGGTATAGAGGTTTATGAAGTTAATTTTAAAGGGAATGGTAAGGGATATTATTCTGATAATGTAATTGGTATTTCTAAGAAGATACAAACTAATAGTGAAAAGAGATGTATTCTTATTGAAGAAATTGGACATTTGAAAACTACCTCTGGATATATTATAGACCAATCTAAAATAGAAAATAGAAAGCAAGAAAGAAAAGCTAGAGCTTGGGGATATGAAAGATTAGTTGGAATTATTGACTTAATTAATGCCTACAAATATGGAGTTAGAAATAGATTTGAATTAGCCGAATACCTAGACGTAACAGAAGAATATATAGAAGATGTTATAAAATATTATAAAGAAAAGTATGGACTTTATTGTGAAATAGATAATTACATGGTTTATTTCGAACCTTTAGTTGTATTAGAAAAATTTTAATAATACATATATTTTTTTAACTTTTCAACCGAACGTATGTTTCTGAAGAAAGTGAAAAATACGTAGAAATGTTGGATGAGGAGCTGTAGAGTTCTAAGACTCCCTCTTACAGAAGAAGGAGTTTTAAAACTCTTAGTCATCGGATAAAATCTTTTTTTATAAATAGCATTGACATTTAATAGCATATGCCATAATATAATAGTGTAAATTTAATATACCTCGGTAGGTGAGGTTACTACAAGGATACGGGTTGCTGCCGTGAAAGGATGGAAACATTCTTAACAGGTTAGCAGGTTTAGCCGAACAAGGAAGGCTTAATCTAATGCAACTTCATTGCCTTGCAGAGCCAAAGCTTGAACGAGACTAAATCTGTATTTACTATACATTTTATGTGTATTATACCTTTGTCGAATTCAAGTTTTCGGCGAAGGTTTTTTGTTTTAAAAAAATATTTAAAAAATTGGAGGTGAAGGTAATGGACCCGAGTAGTAGGAGTAATAAGGACAGTGGTGATGATAGCATATATTGTAGGAAAAATAAAATATCAATAATATTGGGTTCTATTATTCTCAACCAAAATTTGATAAATAAAGACTCAGTTCAGATGGGGTTTTAATTCCAACTAAACTAAATCATATTTTCCCTTCATAATACTATTCATTTAATTCAAATCTTTTAATACTTTCCACTGTTTCTTTACTCACGCTAATTCACAACTAGTTATTTATTAATGCATTTTTTATTCAATTTAAAGGTAACATAGTTTTTAGGGAGTAAAACTCATATTTACTACCCTTAGCTTATTATTGTCATTTTGGAGGTGTGAGTTATGATGAAACAAAAAAACATCATTAATCAAAATAATGAAGCATTAAAACAAAATTTGATTGATTTTAGTAAAAATGATATGGATACAATCTATAAAATATTTAATACAGATATTAATGGCATTACCGAAGAAGAAGCAAAAAATAGAGTAGAAAAATATGGCCTTAATCAAGTAGAACACGAAAAACCAACACCATGGTATATTCAATTAGTAAAGGGCTTTATAAACCCTTTCGTTATAGTATTAATTGCCTTAGCCGTAATATCCTATATTACTGATGTGGCTCTTGCAGCCCCTGGTGAAAAAAGTTGGGAAGCAGTCATTGTAATTACTGCTATGGTTACAATTAGTGGCATATTACATTTTGTCCAAGAATATAGATCTGGAAAAGCGGCTGAAGAGCTAAAAGGTCTAGTGAATACCACCGCCGCAGTGGCCCGCAAAGATACAGGGACTTATGAAATTTCAATGTCACAAATTGTGCCTGGCGATATTATCCATCTTGCGGCTGGTGATATGATACCAGCAGATTTAAGAATTATACATTCAAAGGATTTATTCATAAGTCAATCTGCCTTAACTGGCGAATCTGAGCCAATTGAAAAATATAGTACTATAAAATCTGAAATAAATAACAATATAAATCCATCAGATTTAGACAATATTTGCTTATTAGGAACCGATGTAATCAGCGGCAGTGCAACTGCAATTGTTATAGGCACAGGAAATGATACCTACTTTGGTTCTATGGCTAAATCTCTAGTGGGCGAAAGAGAACAAACAAGCTTCGAAAAAGGAGTAAGTAGTGTTAGTTGGCTCCTTATCAAGTTTATGTTTATAATGGTTCCTGTAGTATTCCTTATTAATGGGATTACAAATGGAGATTGGCTAGAGGCTCTATTGTTTGCGATTTCTATTGCTGTTGGATTAACACCTGAAATGCTTCCAGTTATAGTAACTACAAACCTTGCTAAAGGTGCAATAGCCATGTCAAAACGAAAAACAGTTGTTAAAAGATTAGATGCAATCCAAAGCTTCGGTGCCATGGATATATTATGTACAGATAAAACCGGAACTTTAACATTAGATAAAATAGTAGTTGAAAAACATCTTGATATTCATGGTAATGAGGACGACAGAGTATTAAGACACGGCTATTTAAATAGCTTTTATCAAACAGGTTTAAGAAATTTAATGGACAGAGCAATATTAGAGTTTGGTGATAAAAAGAACTTCTTTGAATTAAAAGAACATTATACAAAGGTTGATGAAATTCCTTTTGACTTTACAAGACGTAGGATGTCTGTAGTATTAAAAGACCATGCTGGAAAGAGACAACTAATTACAAAGGGTGCCGTAGAAGAAATGTTATCCATTTGTACCTTTGCAGAGTACAAAGGAGAAGTAGTTCCATTAACTGAAGAAGTTAAAAATGAAGTTATGGATATGGTAAACAAGTTAAATGAAGATGGAATGAGAGTTGTTGCTATTGCGCAAAAAAACAATATTCCAGATGAGAATTCCTTCGGTGTAAAAGATGAAAGTGATATGGTTCTTATGGGATATATAGGTTTCCTTGATCCACCAAAGGAATCAACAGCTGCAGCGATTAAAGCTCTACATGAACATGGAGTTAAAGTTAAAATACTAACTGGAGACAATGAAGTTGTTACTAAAAAAATATGTAAAGAGGTTGATTTACCTGTAGATAATATTTTACTCGGTAGCGATGTAGAGCACTTAACCGATGAAGAGTTAGCAATACAAGCAGAAAACACTACTGTTTTTGCTAAGCTATCTCCAATGCAAAAATCTAAAATTATAAAAGTACTTCAAGGTCAGGGACATACAGTAGGTTATATGGGAGACGGAATTAATGATGCTTCAGCCCTTAGAGATGCAGATGTTGGAATTTCTGTAGATACAGCAGTAGATATAGCAAAGGAATCTGCAGATATTATACTTTTAGAAAAGGATCTTATGGTGCTTGAAGAAGGTGTAATTGAGGGACGTAAGATTTTTGGAAATATAGTAAAATATCTTAATATGACAGCGAGTTCAAACTTTGGAAACGTCTTTAGTGTTTTGGTCGCTAGTGCATTTTTACCTTTTTTACCTATGCTTCCAATTCATTTGCTAATTCAAAATTTGTTCTATGATTTTTCTCAAATTTCAATACCTTGGGACACTATGGATGAAGACTATATTAAAGAGCCAAGAAAATGGGATGCGGATAATATAAAGAAGTTTATGATCTATATTGGACCGATAAGCTCAATATTCGATATAATTACCTACTTGGTAATGTGGTATGTATTTAAAGCTAATACACCAGCCCTTCAGTCTCTATTCCAATCTGGATGGTTTGTTGAAGGACTATTATCTCAAACCCTTATTGTTCATATGATTAGAACTAAGAAAATACCATTTATTCAAAGTAGAGCAACAGCCCCAGTCTTACTTCTTACTGGAATTATAATGGTAGCAGGTATATTTATTCCATTTACTGCATTTGGAGCATCTGTTGGATTACAGCCATTGCCATTAGCCTACTTCCCATGGCTAATCGGTATTTTATTAGCCTACTGCTTATTAACACAAGTAGTCAAAAAATTATATATTAAGAAGTTTAATACTTGGCTATAG